GCCTTATGAGTTCACCAGCGAAGAAGCCCACAGAATCGCATCCGCCATCAGAGCAAGGGGTGAGCAATGAAACTTGATTACCCGCCAGCAATCCGAGAACTCGCCAACAAAGCGGACATGTACCACTACAAGCAGATAACAACTTGGAAAGAGATTGCACAGCGAAAAGTGCCAGACGACTACTTTCAAGAGTTCTTATTTCGCAGAGCTGCTGATGCTATTGCACATGAGTTTACTAAAAAGGTTTACAACCATACCTATATACAACACTATGAAGCACCTGAAGGTGTTGTCCTAAAACTAGATGCCGTGGCACTAACTTACAGGGAGTTATTAGACCTCTTATATCAAGCATATGCTGAGGGTCAAAGTGATGGCATGAGGCGTAATTTCCAAATGCCATCGGTCATTAATGACAAATTGACTGGGGGTGAGCAATGACCGAAAACATCAAACCTTTCTTAAAGGCCACCCCACCGGATAACGGCGACTGCATTGCCCTACTGGAGCAATGGCTGGACGATGCAAAGGCCGGTGAGATCGTCACGGTTGGGTTGGTTGGAAAACGAGTCGGAGGGGAGTGGCAGACTGCAATGAGCAGTAGTCAGAACAGCTTGGAAGATGCGGCGATGCTCATAGAACTCGGCATCCGTCGCCTTGGTTTTAAGCAGAGGTGAGTAATGAAACCATCAGACATGATTGCAACGCTTGAAATGATCGGCTGGACCCGACAAGGCATTTCTAAATATCTCGGTGTTGGAAAACCGGCAGTTAGCCGTATAGCCACTGATCAATGCGCTAATCCACGCTACAAAACGATGGACGCGCTGCGTGAACTGATCGCGTTGCCAACGCCAATTAACAGAGGTAAGCAATGAAAACAATGAGCATCCACAAACTTAGAGTGCAGGCCAAGATCGACCGCGGTCAGGCTTGTTTGAGGTACATGAAAACCAGAACATCGCCGGTTACGTTGAAGGACCTTGCCAGTAAGTTGGGCGTGACGACAAAGTCAATCTCAAACTCACTCATGCCTCTGCTGGAAGAAGGATTGATTGTGCGTGAGCGTGAGTTCCGACAATCATCGATATGCAAGAAATTGGGGTGGGCCTACGTCTATTACGATGCAGAAAAGCGAAACAAGATGAAGAAGGTTAAGCCATTCAAGATCAATTACCACGACCCTTTCAATATGAGCGCCAGACCTTGAAGGATTATCTTGCCGGCGAAACCGTCTGGCGGCTACCAGAAGACTACCCACCGCCCTTAGGGGTCAAGATGCTGCTACTCAACGGCGGCGGTGTTTGTGTGATGGGAACCTGGGGTGATTGGGCTGTAGCTTGGTCACCGCTACCGAAGATACCTGACAACATTAAACAGAGACTGATACATGGACATTTACTTGGATGCGATGCGCTACCGCATGCTGCGTCAACTCGTGGATTACCCGGAGCAAATGGATGAAGACCTCGACATCGCTTTACGACAAGCAGCTAGCGATTATCAAACGCCTGCACGATACGATGCAGAATCAAATGAAAACCGATGCAGCACTTGCCGATCAGCTTTTGCATGATCTGGCATGGAACGTACTAGAACTCAGGAAGACACTTCACGATGCTATGCCCACATTGCGCAGACCCGTCAGGACGGTCCAGCCGGACAATCGTCCTTGAAACCAGAAGCTTCTGGGAACCCAACAAATATTATTTCTACATAGAACGACGACGCGAATGCAAAAGATGCCACGAAAGATTTACGACAACCGAGAAGTCACCATCGGCTCGACAACACTTACCCTCAAAGAGTGGGCCAGAAGGTCAAGAATCAGCTTCTACACCCTCAAGTGGCGAATAGATCAAGGCTGGCCTACAGAGCGCTTATTTGAGCGCAGGGAAGGCTTCCAGGAGGGTATGAAGGTCTGTAGTGCCTGCGGCGAGACAAAGCCCTCTGAGGGCTATTACAAGCGCTCCAGAGGGGGTTGGTATTCAGAGTGCAAGGATTGCCACAAGAGTCGCGTTATCTCAAATACATCGGCGCATAAATAGAGGGAGGCTGTAAGCCAGCGCCGGTCTCTTGTGCCTTCTTGGCTTTGTCGTAAAGGTACATTGCAATCGGACTGCCGACTGCCGTGGCCAGACCTACACCCCTGACAGCAGGGTTAGGGAATATTGTAGCCAACCCACCTAAGGCACCAGCGCCAGCGATGGCCGCGCCAGGATCATCGCCGGCCTTCAGTCTTGTATAAGCTTCTTGGCCACCTTCTGCTGCAGCAAGACCTCCTAAGCCGCCAGAAACGACAGGCGATCTGAAGGGTGCCGTCATGCCTCGACCCATTGCCCTGCCAACATTAGCAGTGGTTTGTTGGGTGCGCTGTAGTAAGGAAGGTCTTGGCGGCGGTGTCGTTCCCTGCGGTGGAGGGATGTCTGCATAAACCTGGCTAGAGGGAAGAAGTACACCTGAAGGCGTAGCAGTTAAGCCAGGAGCCTTGGCCATCACAGACTTTGCATCGCCAGTAATAACGCCTTGCCGCTGCAGTTGCTGCATGATGTCTGCTTGTTGTCTAGCGGCGGCGGCTTGTTGAGACGTTGCAGTATTAAACGTCGTCTGTCGTGCCTTTCCCGTAGCGCCAGCATCAGTTGTGCCCTGCATTTGCCGGGTGTGCATCGGGTCGGTAGGAATAGGTGCTGGTGGCGTTCCTTGCCTAGCAGCAGCCGCTTGTGCAGCTAGGATGTCACGCACGTCACGCAAGCCTGATGCTGTAGCCGAGCCAACCTCTGCAACCTTAGCGCCAGCAGCGCCGGCACCCATGGCCATCAAATCAGTTAAAGCCTGGGCCTTTGCTTCTGGATTCTGAAACTTGCTCAGAAACTCTTCTGTGACGTTTTTATCCTTGCCCTGGTCGCCTTGATCTTCTTGCTCTGGTGGTTTCGGCATATCTGTAAAGCCACCAAGCTTATAAATGTCTCGGACATAATTCTCTGTGGACTCTGGCAGCTTTCCCTTTGTCGGATCAGATAAGTAAGTGAGTTCAGGGCCGGCATTGTAGGCAATCGCAGCCAGCATCGGATCATTGTCGTAGCGATCCAAGTGACGCCGCAGGATGTCAACACCGATGCTGATATTTCTGGCCGGATCAGCTAACTCCTTTGGGTCGTAACCGTACTGCTTTGCAGTCCCTGGCCGCACTTGCATAAGACCCACTTCATCTTTGGTACCCATGGCACCCGGATTTAGCTTGCTTTCCTGCCAAGCCAGTGCCAAAGCAAACCGCGGTGACACGCCACGCTTTTCTGCTTCCGTAACAATCAGATCGGCATACTTAGCCTGCTCTGGCGAGAGCGAATTAAGGAAGGGCAGGATGTCTTTATCTTCCATGGCATGCCTTATGGAGTTGTTATGCCGAGACGATTACGAATGTCTTGACCTGCAGTGGTTGGCGCTCCTGCTTGTCTTGGTGCGCCAGGTTTAGGCACAGGAATATTGACGCTCTGAGCAATCTGGCTCACGCGGTCCAGATAATTTTGCACCATGGAGTTGTATTGATCTTCATTCTCTTCTTTGAATGAATCAAGTGACTTCTTAGACTTTCGTATGACACGTCCAAGATCACGATCAAACTCAGCACGCGCTTGCAAGAGTTGGACCTTGCGCAAAATAGTCGCCGGGTTGTCTTGCGGTGATATTGCTGCCAAGGCAAACAACTCGCGCTCAAAGTTAGAAATAGAACCTTGACCCTGTGCAAGCTTGGCCATCTGCAATTGAATGTTGGCCATCGTATTGAGTGCCAACTCATACTTGTTGATTGTCTCTTGCTCTAAGCCCACATTCCGCAGGGCATCAATGAGAGCGCCAGCTTGGATGGTCTTGGAGTCTGCACGAATGCCTTCGTTAACCAACCTTGTAATCGCCGCTCCAATTGAAGGGCGGTTAACAATACCGAAGATCTGGCTTGCGTCCTTGCCGCTGGCAATCGTTTGAAGCAGACGATATTGAGCCATGCGGCCTGTGACATCGCCTTGCTCAATCGCTTGCTGAGTGCGGCCAACTTCTGCCTCGGCGGTTTTTTGTGCGGCTGTTTCCGTACCCTTAGCCTCTGCTGCCTGCTGGGCTACTGTGCGTAAGCCAAGGCCTGTGAGGAATCTGTCACCAGCGTCTTTCCCACCTTCGCTTAAAGCCTTTTCATACCTTGCAAATTGTCTTGGCGTCATCCGCATGTCTCCCATATGAGTCGGGAAGACATCAGGCTTATCCTGGCGAAGGTCGGCAATAACTTGGCCATCACTCTTGCGCACTAATACGCCATCAGCAAAGGCTAAGTCTTGACGCTCGTCTTCACGCAGCTTGCGTATAAATTCTGCTGTTTGTGCGTAACGCGGATTGCGCGACATCATGACTAAGTCTTGATCAGTCAGACTATTTAATCCAGTCTTTTGTGCTGAGGGCGGCAACACCTCAGCCTTTGGTTCTGGACGCGGAGCTAACGGCGCTCCAGCCTGAATGGCAGGTTCTGCAGCAGGTTCTGCAGTTTTGCCAGGTTCTGCAGGTTTTGCACCCGTTAACTTGGGAAGGATGCGCTTATCCATCTCAGCAGCTTGGGTCAGGGCTAGATCAGCCGCAGCTAATTCACGCTCCATGCCTAACCGCTCGAGACGCTGCTTTTCTGCTGTGGCTTGCGCAGGACCGACTAAAGCAGCGGCGTTAGCGATAGACTCACCAAACGATCCCGTCTTGGTAGGCGCTAAGAATCCTTGTGCCATAGCGAGAAGCACTGGATCAAACAACTGCTGCCGGTTTTGCAGGGCATCTCTTAACTCTTGCTGGATACGCTGCAAATCCTCAATCTTTGTTTGCTCTTCAGTCGATTGACCAAAGTAGCTAACAGGCAGATTGGCAAGACCGCTTTTGGATGATGTCATAATTTACGTTCCATAATCGCCCATTAAGCCGGTCTCGGTACCGCCGCCAGTAAGAGACCCCAAAGATGGCAATCCACTGCCTATGCCGCTGAAAATATCTTTAATACCGCCCAACACCCCGCCGGCAGCACTCTTGTCTACTGCGCCTATCAACGTGCCAAGGCCTGCAATCTGTGACAAGGCGGAAGGACTCATGACTGTTGGCAACTCTTCCTTCGTTTCTTCCACTGACGTCGGATAAGTGTAGCCACGCATAATCTCAGCCACATTCTGAGCGCGTTTAAGTGGCGCCTCAAGGATGGACTGCTCGTAAGCCAGATCTTCTTTGCCGATGTCTGCCAGTTGCTTAATTGCTGCTGGCGTAGCAGAGGACTCAACACTGCCTAGAGAACTCAATCCACCTACTAAGCCTTGCTGGGTAGCCTGTTCACGCAGGGCTGCTTCGAGAGCCTGTTTATAACCAGACGACATTAACTCAGCTTGCTTACCCAATAAGCTTGCCTGAACGTCACCTAAAGCCTGTCCTGTTGCGCCGGCATAGCGTTGGCTACCAAAGGCTCCCTGGCCAGCAAAGGCACCACGCAAGGACGGCAGAAGGTTTCGCTGAACATTTAAGGCTGACTGCCTTGAAAGCTCATCAATCACGCCTTGTTGATAAGGATCGTAAAACTTTGAGATGTCTGTCGTGCCAACATCTTCGGCTAATCCGCCGACTCGTGAAGCTGCATCAAGTGGTGTCTGATAACGGGTGAGATCTGATAACTGAGGTAATGCAGCACCTTCAGCAGGCGTCATCAGGTTCGCGTAGAAATCCGGCCTTGCAGCGATCAACTGCTGGCCAGTAAAAGGCGTGACAGTTGACGGTGTTCCTGGTGTGGTTCCTGTTGCTGCCGTGCCAGGCGTTACCGTGCCCAGCGCACCCATACCTGCTTGAGATAAACCCGTCAGGTAATTGGTTAGGTACTCAGGCGTCTTGGTTACTGAACTCTTTTGTAACTCGACGGGATCTGGGGCGGAACCTTGAAATAGCGACATGACGCGCTCCTATCGTTTCTTGAGGTAATCCAACGGGCTTTTAAGTGCCGGTGGCGGCAAGTCTTTAGGCTTGTTGGATCTTGCACGCTGGCGAATGGCGTGCATCATTTCGTAAAGCTTCTCGGTCCCTGCTTTGGTCGAGCCATTACCCAGCGCTGCAACCACATCAGCAGGAAAGACAAATTCACCGTCGGCCAGCATGGCAGGAATGTCATCTGATTGACCATCGCCGGGGCCGGCAACATGTTTGCCATCACGGAAATCTTGCCTTGGTAGTCCACCCTTGGCATACATGAATTGAGGGTTCATCACCTGACCGCCCATGCGGTAAACAGGCTCCTCTTCTTCCACGCCCACAGGAATCTCACCGAAGATTTCATCCATTGAGGGTTCTTGGCCGTAGGTGTAATAAGGTAAGCGCATTTCTTCCTCTTGGACTGGCGTTTCTGGCACTTCTGGAACAACCGGCAATCGCGTATCAAACACCCCAGCTAGCGGGTCATAATACTTGCCTAATTCCTTGGATTGTAAGAGTTTTCCACCCAGCCAATCCTCTGGCGATTTTCGCCCAGAAAGGCTCGCCGCGGCAAGCATCCCAGCTTCACCACCAGAAATAGAAGGCTTGGTTACAGTCTTCTTTGTTTCAGACGGGGTAACGGGAGAAACGTCTGCTTGAAGCGTTGGAACAACGGGTGGAATAACAGGCTGAAGTTGGATGATGCTTTTCGCATCCTCAATGATGGCAGGATCAAGATCGCCAGACCCGCCAGATACCGAGTCTTGCTTTCCTGTAGCGAGATCCGTAACGTATTGAACGAAAGTATTGGTCTTTAAGTCAACAACCGTTTCAACGCTCACGTTGTTGTTGCTCGTGACATTCACAATCGAGTTACCTGAAATACTGGTATTTGAGGTACTGTTACCTACGACTGTAGAGACACTTCCTGTCTTGCCATCTGATGTGATCGTTACCGTCTTATTGCCATCATCAGTGACTTTTGTCGTGTTGCCATTTGAATCAGTCGTGATCTGCACGAGATTCTTGCCATCATCGGTCACTTGTACGGTTTGATTGCCATCTGACTGCGTGACTGTGACGGTGCCAGTCTTGCTGTCCGAGCTAGTTTGCTGCGTGATATTGCCGCTGACAACTGTTTCGATGACATTGTTGCCAACCGTCTCGGTGGCTTTTGTTGTGTTGCCATCCACCACGATGGTCGCCTGACCGCCTGATGTTGTAGGACCCGATGTGGTCGTTCCCGGTGTTGCCTCTGGCGCTACAGCAGGTCTCATTGAGGCTAACAATTCCGGCGATGAACGAAGCTTGGCTAATACCTGATCATTTGTCGGATTGCCTTGCATCAAGGAATCGACGGCCTCTTTGGTCGGCGTCAGGCCCATGCTTTGCAAAGTTGCCTCAACGTCAGACCTTGCGGCTGCTTGCTGACCTATAGGGGCATTCTGTATGACTGGCGTGCCACCTGTAACGGGCAAGTCACTGGTGACTGGTGTGCCACTCGTAGCAGGAACTCCACTATCAGGCGTACCACGCAGCGACTGAATAAGTTCAGCCTGAGATTGCATGCGTGCCAGAACTTCTTGATTGGTAGGCGAGCCTTCCATCAGCGAGCTAATCAGCGCGTCTGTTGGCTTGACACCCATCGCATCAAGTGTGGCCCTTACATCAGCCTCTTTAGCCAATTCTTTGACAGTCGATTTATCGCCGGCACCAGACAAGTCGATCTTGTCACCTACCGCTGTCTTATCACCTAATTCGGTAGTGCCTAACGCAAGCTTATCGCCCAGGTTTACTAAGGCAGCGCTGTCATTGATCAATTGATTGGCTTGATCTACTGTCAGACCTTCTTGCTTTAATGTCACCTGCAAGCCATTGAGCACCTGCCCAAGGTCTACGTTGGCAGCGTCAGCGCCGACAAGCATGTTGGCAATCAGTACGCTGTCATTGATGCCTTCTGCTCTGCCGGTCTGGTAAATCGTTGTCAGAGCGCTTGTAGGATCAGCCTGGGATTTCAATGATGACGATGTAATCGCTGCAATACCCGGCGTGCCAAGCTCATCAATAGATTGAGCAGTTGCATTACCAATCGCATTGGCTTGCGATGCTGCATCAAGGGTTGTCATTACTGCTGATGTTTTGCCGCCAAGCCAGCCGCCAAGGATGGTGTCTGTAAGCGCTTCGTTAGCGTCAACTGATCCTTTGGTAGCCAGTTGCTTGGCAACGCTTCCTGCGCCCTCTTGGAGGCTTTCACCAACGGTTTCTTTTGCCCCGCTACCTAAAACTGTAAGCGCTCTTTTGCCAACTGTTTGACCTACATCTGCACCCTCTTTAGCTAATACTTTGAGAATGGGCAGGTCTGTTAATGGACTAAGAACACTTTCTACAACCCCAGCCGCAAAGGCGCCAGGCGAAGCTGCTTGAGCGGCTTGCGTAGATGTCAGGCCGAGATTCTCAAATCCTTTTGCTAACTCTTCTTGGGTTAACCCTTGAGTCTCAAGGAAGTTTGCAATACCGTCTGCAAAGGCTGCGGCCCGCATGCTGCCTGTTAATTTCAACACCTTGGCAGCAACGCCAATAGGCACTAACTCTTCAGCGCCTTCTGTGGCCGTCCACCACATGGCAGAGGCTGGGTTTTCAATAACCGCATTAACTAACGCGCTGACTTTGTTTTTGAACCCGTCCGCATTAGAGACAGCATCACCAATTTGTTGTGCGCCATAGGAAAGCTCGGGAACCACAATATCGCCAGCAGTCGAGGCAATATCACCTATCTGCCTCATAAGCGTTGAGACGCTATTTTGCGTGTCACCCGTGACACTTGAAGCGACGCCAGCAATGATGTTGGGCGTAAGCGCTGCAACCTTGGCGGTCAGTGAATTAACAAGGTTTTGCGCATCAGAGGCTACTTTGCTGCCTGCAGCTACACCGCCAAGCACTGTGTTTTTGAACTCATCAAATGACGTGGGCGGATTCTCGTAAATGTCTGACGGCGGACGGTAGGCAATCTCAAAGGGCAATGAGATGCGCTGGCCTGCTGCCACTCGAGGTGCTTGAGAGTAAAGATAAGCCTGGTAGCGCTGATCAAGTGTGGATGGATCAATGCCAAGCTTGGGATCGCTCATCAAGGATCTGAACTCTTGTGGCGACATCAATCTTGCTGTCGTGGCATTGAACGCATCAAACCCTAGCGGGGTTTTCATGAGACTTAAGTCCCACTGCGTGGCGCCGGTAAGGTCTAATGACTTCTGATTCTCTGGTGCCGTCTTATCGACAGGCTTGCCAGAAAGGTCAGGGCGCTCTTCTGCTGTAGCAGTGCTATAGAGCTTGCCGCCATAATTGAAAGTAGCGTTGGGGCCAAACTCTGCGCGGGCTATTGCGTAGGCGTCATTAAATGATGCTGCATTTGCGATTCTTGCATTGACTGCGGCTGATTTATCCGCGCCAGCAAACTCACCCGCTCCGGCAGCAATGGCAGCACGTTGATCGGCGCCAGAAAACTCACCTGCTCCGGCGGCGATTGCCGCTTGATCTTGTGCAGCCTTATTTAATGCCGCCGTTCTTGCTGCGGCCACTTGACGATCAACACCGTCGAGAATGTCATTGGCTTGTGCTGTATCAAAGCCAGCCGCTTCCAATTCTTTAACTGCAACGTTTCGCGCAAGTGCTGGCGTACCAAACTCTGGATCGACTTGTGAGTAACGATTTATTACATCAGCCGACACGCGCCTTTGATTGATAGCCGTATCAGCCTGCGCGGCTAAAGTATTTGCTTGTTCAGCACCAACAAGATTTGTTAACTGACCGACAAGACCTTCACGGCTCAAGTCATTCCCTGGCCCTAGATAGTCTGAAATGGCTTGGTTTGCAGCTATGACGCGCTGTTGCTGGGCGATCTGCTCATCTTCTGTCGGAGACCCTGGTGGTTTCAACTGCGTCAATGGGCTTGTAATGCCACCAGCATCAGCGTCAATCGCACCGATGTCTTTGCTATTGATTAGCAAGTTGGCAACGTCAGACTTCGCTGTTAGGTTGTTGACGTTATTGATCAGCCCTTGGCCAGCGGCCATGATTGCCTGAGGATTGCCTGACTCAATCGCCTTTGCAAGCTGCAGCGCAGAACCTGCGGTTGATACTTCAGAGCTACCCGTTAGTGAGCCAACGCCTCGTAAAGCGCCTGCGTAGTCGCCTGCATTGATGCGATCAACAACATTAGCCGCGGTAATAACATCATTAACTTTTAACCCGCCGCCAAGATCAGTTGATCCTAGTTGTGCGCCAAGATCAGTCTGACCCATGACGCTCATAAGTGCGCCGACATAGTTACCGCTATCGACAGCCTTATAAACATCATAAGCCGCAGAAACGACTGGTGGCGCAACCATTTTTACAAAGCCAGAGATGTCTCCCTGCATTGCACCGCGGGTTGCTACATAAATCTGTGCAGGAATCTGCCACGGACCAGGAACCCAAGCCAGAGCCGATGCGGCCATGTCAAGGAATGTCAAACCCATATCCTGTTCGACAGCACCCTTGTACATTTTCGGGTCGCCAACAGGTATTAGCTGATCGCCTTCTGCACGATAAAGCTGTGCCATGCGCTCACGATTTGGACCGCCTGTTTTCCCACCAAGGAAGAAGAAAGCGTTGCCTGAAGCTATGTCTTCAGGCGTAATTTCTGACGCGCCAACCTCTTTTAATTCACCATTGACGATCTTGTAACTGTTAGCAAAAGTGCTGGTATGAGGCCCAATAGCATCGGCAATAACAGGATTGTTTTGCAACAAGTAATCAATTGCGGTCGCAGGCGTTTGCTCATAACCGCTCACATAGGGATCATAGTCACCACCTGGCTGCGTATAAACGGGCGTCTCAACAAAGCCAAACGGCGCATTCGTAGATAGATCTGCCTGATCAATACCAGCCTTCCATCTTGCCAGTTGATCGCCAGCCGTTTCATATCCTGCATCACCAAGCGACTTGTCGTAAAACGTCGGAACAGCAACGCCTTTGTAATATCCGCTGCCGCCGAGTTGCTCTGCAACGTTGCCAAACCCACTTGAAAGAACGCTTCCAGGGGTAAACGTCTGCTGCAAATCGGAAACAGCACCAACTTCTGGCTGTGCTGGTTGTTGACCCGCTGCCGCCAAGTCTTTCACCCTTTGTGCATCAGCCTCAGCAACAGTAGCGTATACGGTACCGTTATAGGTTCGTGCTGCAAGCGTTGTGTCTTGCGGCAAATTACCCGGCACTGGTGGTCCTTGATCTAATACACTCAAGCCACCGGCAGGAGGTCTGGCAGCAATCTCAGCCTGTGAGGCCTGTCTAAACGCAGCCTCTTCTTCTGGTGAGACGTCACTGCCAAACTGTGATGCCCAATAAGCAAGACCACCAGGATCTGCCTCTCGGCCTAAGACACTTTGATAAAGATTCTTGACAGCGTCTTGATTAACAACTTCTGGCGCAAATTGTCTGCCTTCTGTTGATCCATATAAGGCGTAGTGACGCTGTGCCTCGAGGGGCGTATCAATACCAGCGGCACCCAAATCTGAATAGCGCGTCAGGTAATTCTGCCAATCAAAATTAGCTGGCAACTTTGACTGATCAAAAATAACGCCTGACATCCAATTATCAGCCGATGGTGGTGGGCTTGCAGGCTGTACGTTGATGGTCGGTTGCCCAATAAGCTTTAAGCCTTCAAATTCTTGCAGCAACGCGTTGATCCCGCCAGCCTTGGTGTAATAATCAATGTCTGCAGGCGACAAGGTTTGGCCAGGGAAGTAAGACTGATAAAGCGACTGCAATTCGTTAGCATCGCCCTCTGGATTAATTCTGATAGTCGTTTCGTAGAGTGACATCAGTTAGTCCTTGGATTAACAGCCCCGACAACAGCAGAGGCCCAATCCTGCCATTCATCAAAAAGATATGGATCTGGGATGCCCTCATTAACGAACACATCAATCGCTAGCAACCCAGCAGCCCAACTCTTCCAGTCAAGATCTGCGGTAGGGATTTGCAATTGCTGCGCTGCATAAGCTTCGACCATGAGGCTTGCCCATGAGTCAAAGGTATGAAATCTGGGGTCATACACTAACGGGACTGTCATGTTGAGTAGCCTCGCACATCACCCAAGTCTGCCGTGATGATGACCTTACCTAATTGGTAATCGCCACCTTCCGTATTGGATACGAATTTCAGACGCAACTCACGGCGCTGTTCCTTCATGTCAATTTTGCCTGTATTTGCATCAAAGACATAGGCTGTAGACGTCTGATCAGCCTCTTGTGCGTAAGGCCTGCCTGTAACGTAAAGCTCTATCTCGCCTTCTTGCACGAAGTCTGGCTCTACACGTTCAACTCGAAGCCAGCGATTCTCACCAATCGGTGATGGCTGTGATGGACCACCAGCAACCCAACCAAGGTCTGATGTCTCAAATGACGACTCAATCGCTAAGACGTTGGTGTTATAAACCTGGTCGGTTCCAACCTCGTGTTCCCAGAGGCGGACAAAGGTCATCAGACTATCCACTTCAATTTCAAAGTCTGCACCGCCAGGAATCGCGGCAGACAGAAAGTCTCCCACCACATAACCTGATCCGCGGTCTTCAATCGTTACCGAAGTAATAGACCCGCCCGATACCACGATAGTAGCTGTAGCGCCGGAGCCATTGCCGCCTGTTAGCGGTTCGTAGGAATAGGTCCCGTTGGTATAACCTGTGCCCGCATCCGTGATGGTGAAGTCAACAACACCGCCCTCTGCAGACGGTTCCCAACCAGCGTTAACCGGGAAGCGAAACACTTGCGAGAAGTAACCAGCAGAACGTCTGGCGCCAATAGCCTGGCCTGCGTCATACCAAACATTCTCACGCACGTTGTAAATCACTGCGTCAGTACATTCTGTTGCCGTGCCTCGAGGATAGAACCACCACACCTCGCCAAACCTGGGAACCTTGGAAGCCCAAACCTTCTGGCGTTGTGCATAGTTGAGATTGTCAAAAAACCAGTTCTGGTTGAACTGATTGGGAATCTCTTTAACCACGCCGTTATAGAGCAGGAACCGATCCACACCGCACCAGTAATAGATGCCGTCATATTCAATGATGGACTGCGATGAAAGGATCGACGACTGCGACGTGATGATGTCATACCGCCAAAAGGTCGGGGCGGCAAAATTTGCCGTTCCTGCGACACCAATGGATGTGGGTGCATAAGACACGCGAATCACAGAGTCCAGTGACCAAAATAATCCCGAAGGCGCATTGGAACCACCACGCACAGGCAAGCCTTGGACAATCTTTCCTGTGGCCACGTTCACTGCGTTGGCATCGGCAGATACCCAGTCATCAATATTGCCTGCAGCGCAGTTTCTGATCAGTCCGTCATTGCCGTACACAAACACATAAGGGTGCAATGCAACGACACCGCCTGATACGGACACCTCGTTATCGAAGGTAAGTGATACGTTAGTATTACTTGCTGTTGCTGCTTGCGTCAGTACAAGGTTGGTCAGTTGCACAGACTCTACGCGAGTGCCTACAGGAATGCCTGCACCTGTCACTAATTGGCCTGCGCCGATGTTCAGATTGGTTGCTGACAAGGTCACGGCTGTCGAGCCATTCGTTATCGTTGCCGCGGTCTCGCTAAAGACACCAATCGCATGCAGGGTTGAGCTACTTACTGCTCCTGCCATGACAGGCGTATTGGTTTCTGAATCAATCTGAGAAAGGTCTTGCGATGGATGCGCAAGCAATAAATTTTGGCCGCTGCCTGATGAGTCTTTGAAGGTATCAAACTGCCAGAGATTGTTATCCGAAGCTGTAAACGGGCTGTTAATCGTAGCCACCAACACAGCGAATCCAGAACCCGTGCCGCCAATGCTTGAAGCAGCAGCGCTTAGGCTATCGCCTTGCATGTACTGAAAACCACTGCCTGTGAGCGTGACCGTTGTGACAACGTTGCCTGATACGACGACAGTAGCAGTTGCACCTTGGCCACTGCCGCCCGTAAGCGCCACACCCGTGTAGGTGCCATTGGTATAAGACGACCCTGCAGTAATCGCTCCTAGCGTCGCAATAGCTCCTGAGAAGGTGTAATTAACGATCCCAGAGCCTACGCCGTTGTTGTCAACAGGAATGTATTGCAGGCCATTGTTGTAGCCGCTGTAGACGTTATTAAACGAGTTGCGCGGCAAGACATAAACACCACGAGAAGGCCCGGCTAAACCTTGAACGATTTGCTTAAAGCCACCAATCTTGCGTGGGCGCTTGCGCTGAAACCGCACCCAGACGCCGTCCACATAATACTCACGGTCAAACACCGTGCCATCACGCTGAATGCCGGGCTGTGTATCAAGCGCAAAGACCTTCTTGGCCATTAGAATTGGCCCCCTTGAACGCCCCCGCTAAAGACGCCTGTACCCGTTACTGATAAGCCTGTGGCTGTAGCTTCAGCGATCAGGTTACCCAATACCGAGATGCCAAAGCGACCTGCGCCTGGTCGATAAATACCTGTGTTGGTTTCGGCAGAGAAGTTAATCGCTGGCGATCCGGCTGTGCCGTTCACAATACTTAATGCGGTAGCGCCTACCTGAGCCGTATTGGCATTTAAGAAGTTAACGCCGTCACAGATAAGCGTGGCAGCACCAGCCGCTGGGATGGTCGCAGTAGCACCGCCTGCAATGCCTGTTGTAACCGTGAGCGAATTGCCACCGGCCACAGTTTGATTGCTCACCACATACAGGTTTACAACCGGCGGATAAGTTACGGTAACCGCACCTGTTAAGGTGCCCGTGTACTTGTGGATGGTATTGGCAGCTTCCGTTGCTGTAAGCGTGTAAGAGCCTGTCGTTACCGGGTAGGTCAGGATGGAAAACTCAAACTCGGTACTGACTCCAAAGCCTACTGTAATGAATGCTGTGCCCGTACAGATAATGAATGCCGAGTCGCCAGGCTGGAAGGCTTTACTTGCAGCGCCATCAATCAGTTGTCCGCCTGTAGGCGTGATGGTTAACGTGCCAGAGCCATTGTTTTTGAATAGCACGAACCAGTTATTGGCAAGACTCGAGGCTGCTGGCAATGTGGCCGTATTGGTACCGCCATCCCAAATATAAGTTTGAGCGCGATCACTCGTCAGGAAGGTGTAGCCGGCTACCAGCGAAGCCGTGGGATGAGACTGATTAAGCGTAGCCCCTGATGCGACTAACCCTAAGCCTGCAAGCGTGGCCGCATCTGCTGAAGAAGTTCCTGTGCCGAAGGAGATAATCCCCCACGTTCCCTGCTCATTCGCATTCGTGGTGATGTAGATGTATTTCGACTCACCTGCTGCCACCGAAATAATGGTGTTGGTGCCTTCGTAATCCTTAACCGTGAAGGTTGTGGCGCCAACGTTTCTGATCAGCGCATCTTGACCTACGGATGCCTGATTGGCAGGTGGCATGTAAAGTGACAACCCCGCAGAGGAGGCTGTAACTTGCATGATCCTGGCCGCGTAATCATCCGTGGCGTTACCATTGATCGGCCACTCTAGCTGCGTGTTAGCAGAAAGCGTAATGGCCCGATATGAAACGTCCGTAGGTTGCACGACGTTGCCGGTGAAGGGTGAGTTGTAGCTCATGATTAGCTATCCATAACAACGGCTTGACGGTCTGCAATCCGTAGCTTGTTCTCAACGGTCAAAGCCTGCATGAAGAAGTCATATTGCTGCTGGTAATCATTGACCAAGTCAGGATTCTTAAGGAACTTGGCCGCTTCCATCAGTGAGCCAAACAGCAGCGCATTGGGCGCATAAATCGTAAACCAGTTGGTTTGGTTGGCAGAGTCCAATGGCTGAATGCGCTCGTAATAGAGAATCTCAAACGCATAGTCATCATCAGGGGTCGGCGCAATGATCCAGTGCGTGTAGTCATAGTCGGCATAAAACTTTGGCTCATCAGTGCTTGCCGGCTCTGGCCAATACTCACGCAGGTACTCATAGGCTCGCAAGAAGACAGGCTTGCGGCGACCAGCCACTGTGATGTTAAAGGACACCGTCTTATGCCAGCGGGCTGGCTTGTCGATGATGTTCTGGCCTTGCACAAGGTTGCTTGTCTGAACTGTCAAATTGCCGAGGATCTTTAACTGCGTGGCAATCTTCTGTTCTGTCAGGCCAATGAACGTAGGAATCATGTTGAGCGTTGCCTGGTCGGTACGCTCGAGATACTTGGGGATGTCGGCCACCAAGCTATCGTAGGTCATGACATACGCTGCTGTCATATCACCACACCTTTTCTCTGATCGACTTGGGTTGCGGTACGAATTGCTTACCTTGCCTCATGCCCTCGCGCTTGGCTCTCGTTGTTGCCCCATATTCCGAAGCGGTTAGCTTCTCAATTTTCTTCTTGGGCAAATAACGCTCACCAGTTGCTTCAGGTCCTTGCGTGGACGGCTTCCCAGACTTCGTTCCCCAGTCTTCTTTGGTCCACTTTGAAAGCGAATTATCCGCCCTTTTGGGGCCTTTGTAACCCCCGCCAGAGGCTTTATACCTCTGAGTCGCTAATTGTGCCTTACGGGCGCTCCATTGGCCTGGCGAGCCGCCTTTATCGGAGGCTTTAACAGAGGCGACGATACGCTTCCATTTGGCCGGATCTGACTTCGTTGCTGAACTCATAACAGGGCACACTCCGCATTTCGTCGAGTCACTAAACCGCGAAGGACCTTGCCACCGCCGCGGACCCATAGTCTTAACTGTTCTTTCGCGCCTTCCCAATCTTGCCGGTTAATCTTTTTGCGAAGCGTCGAAGTCTGCAGCCTTCCCACCCCCAGGTTGTAGCAAAAGTCCACAATCGCATTAAGCTTGCCCCAATCCCTGTTTTGAATGGCCAGGGTTAATAAGATGGGGCATTGCCGGATTGCACCAGGGGCGTAGGTATGCACAAGCTCGTGCATCAAAAGCTGTTCAGCATACTCCCTTGTGATTGGCGGGTCGTATTTAGTTACTTTGTCGCCGCTTTGGTAATAAGTAGACCCGTACCCAATCGTCCACACACCTGCCGGGCACAAATAAGGCTTTGCAGAAAAGCCTTCAAAGCGCTTGCAAAGCTCCTTGGCTAGATCGAGCTTCACGCAAGGCCTCGAACCTTTAAGGTGCGATCAAGAAACCAGTAATTAAACGTTCCTGCTACCAACGCAGCAAAATCAGGCGACATGATCATCTTGAAAACTTCTTGCACAGGAAGTCCTTCCCTGCTGGCAACGACGGCAAACCAAATGTGTGAAGCTGACCAAATGGCAAGAATCCAGTAAGTGACTACAGGACGCACTGATGCAGACAGTGAAGCCACCCAGCCGCCAGCAGATTTGGCCATTTCGGCCTGCTGATTGATTGCCGCTTCAAATGCAGTCATAACCCCTGTATCAATCGCCTTATCCCGCTCGGCGCCGATCTCGGCAAGCTTCATTTCTCCGCGGACCTGCTCTAACTCGCACTGACGACTGAACATGGACAGCTCATGCTGACGCTCGTTCTTGCGATCAAGAAACTTTAAGACTTCAGGGGCTAAACGAAACAATCCACCAAAAACGGTGCCGAACAACCCGCCACCAATGATGTCTAACATCAAATTCCTAAAAGCTTCTTCACGAACATTGCAGCAACGCCAGGCCCTAAGAGGACGGCAGCAATCGTGATGTAAAGCAGGTACTCAATCTTTTGCATGCGTTTGGAGCCATCTTCAAAACGCTTTTCGATGTTTTCATATCGTTGAGCACAAATCTGCTCATGACTTGCAAGTCTTGCCTCGACTTCAGGAATAACTTTTAAATCGTGCATGATGAGTGATATACGATAATTAAGACTGCGCTGCTTCTTCAGGGGATGGAATCTGCGGAACGGTTTGCTCTTTAATCTTGTCAATCGTGGTCACGATGTCAATGTAAAGATATGAGCGACCGAGTGCCGTCAGCACTTTATTCACTTCATCAAGTGTCAACTCTAATTTGATATTCATACCGAATCGGCTCCAACACTTTGTTGCGGCACAATCCACTGGCATGTCGCTTCATCAAGCGTTGCATCATCGCTAGGACGTGGTGGAATGAACGCATCCCGCACTGCATCAAACGTATAGCCAATCCCAGCATAGTTCTTTCTGAAGTTAGCGTTGTAACTAGTCTGCTTCCACGTTCCACCGAGCAAACGCTCACAGAAGGCTGCGCCGATGTATTCTTTTTCCACGCCGAAAGCATCAGCCGTGTCTTTGTTGTCTACAACGATCACTTGTTGGACGATGTTGTTTTCGTCAATGCGGGCGTAGTGAGCCATTCAAGCCTCCAGTTTCAATCCAGTTAAGTCCATCTCTTCCCCAACAGTACCCACAGGGAAGGTATTAAACGATAAAGATATGCGGGTTGTTTCACCCTGCACGTTAGGAACCATGTGTGTTAAAGATGAGGGAAACAGAATCAGTCTGCCTGCATAAGCCTCAAACCACCATGATTCCGAGTTATAAGGATTCCACTGATCTGGCGGAAACTTGATCTGCTGCCAGCCATCTTTGTAGAAATAAATCCTGTCATCAGGATTGGTCTGCACATAAAACACGCCAGAGATATAACTGTTGGGGTGTGCGTGTTTGTGGTGGTACTGACCTTGCTCGCTATAGTTGCACCAGCTTTGCGTAACGCGCAGGGATACGTTGTGCTTTGGGTTGACGGTGGATTTGAAGTATTCACTCACGGAATCTTCAATGAATGATCTGAGTGATGTTAAAGCCGGATCACGCAAAACAAAATTATTTATGCTTGTCGTGTTACCCATATTCGGGCGTGTCTCAAGCTCACGGATGAAGAACAACTCCTCATCGCTTAACGGGCGACCGAGATCGGCAAAACCTACCG